ATGCCCACTGCAACGCAGCTCACGGCGGCGCTGTAGGTGCCGGTTTCATCGAAGAACCGCAGGCGCAGGCGGGCCGGCAGATCATCCTTGGAAAGCACCAGCCGGTTGTGATAGGCGGCAGTGGCCAGGTCAGGGAATGCCCCGTCGGCTACATCCACGGCGTCGCTGCCGTCGGATGCGCTGCCGACCTGCACCTTCACCTTCATGGCGCTACCGGACGCACTGGCCGGAGCGGTGAGGATCAGGCACACATCGCCGTCAAACGCAGAGCAGTCGATGGCGGTGGTGTCATTAGCGGCCGTCACGGTCGTGGGGGCCAAGATGGTGACGCTGTGCAGCGCCTCCAAGTTGCGTTGTCTGATCATGGTCAGGGTTCCTCCGTGGGGGGATTGGTGCTCGTGCTGAGCTCGGGGTTGTTGTAGGTGGTGCGCCGTTTTCCGCCACGGCGGGGCGATTCGCCTTCAGCCTCAGCGGCTGGAGCGGGAGCGACGTGCTCAGCCGCCCAGCCGTTGCGGATCATGTGAAGGCCCAGATCGTTGTCAACAGTGAGCACGTCGCCGATCTCGCGATCTTGGCGATTGATCACCATTGATTCGAGCATCTCGACCTGCATCATCAGATACCCCACACGAAGGCCTCGGGATAGCGAACACCGAAATCGCAATCCTGAAGGATGCTGATTTCAACGCTGCCCGAATCCTGGTACTTGTAAGGATTCACGCCGATGTCTTGACCGCTCCAGAACGCCAGCAGGATCTGCGACATATCGCCGAAGAGGCTGTTGTTCACCTCCAGCTGGTTAGACATCAGGGCCGGGTAGCCGTTGATCTCGTTATTCCGCAGGATGTAGAAGTCGCTTTGGGCGTTCTCCAGGGTGGTCTTGTAAACGCCCCTGGCGTGGGCGTTCATCATGTAGACCATGGTGGGCACATCTAGGTTCGCCAGGCTCACCTTCGTTTCCATCTCAACCAGGTTGAGGAAGGTGCCGAAGTTGTAGCTGACGCTGTTAATGGTCTTGGTCTGACCGCCGGAGAGCGTTTCAGTCTTTACGCCATCGGTATAGCGAAGACCCAAGGGGCGCTTGGATCCGCCTGGCGAGTAGAGGAAGTCCTTGTCGATGCCGAGAGCAACCTTGCGGCTCAGGTGGCTGCGCACCCATGCCTCAGCGGAGAACGAGGTCTGACCAATGAACCGGCGGGTGAGCACGGTTTTGGCGCCAACAGTCTTGGGAGTCAGGCTGAGCTGCCCAACCAGAATCTCGGACGCATCAGGCGCTTGCCCTTCGCCGACCCAGTAATGGGTAGGGCCGTTGGTTTCTTTCGGGATGTCAATGTCACCCACTAGGCCGCTCAGCACGGTGGCGCCGGCTGCGGTGATGCTGAGTCGGTTGTAGATGAGCTCAATCATCGAGCCAACCAGCAGATCGGTATCGATCAGCGCACCGCCAGTGGTGAAACCGCCAGCGGTTTGATTAGCCCGAATGCCTTTGCGGCCGGCGCCCATGCCAGGGATCTGGGCGATCATCACATCCGCAGGGATGCGGAACGAACCTTGCAGTTCGCGGCCTGACTGCTTCACGGCAGCAGCGGAAGCTTCCAGCTCCAGCCCTGCGGCTTCACGGAGGCGCACATCGGTGGGATCGGAGAAGTGGCGGATGGCGTTCAGGATGTTGTAGCTCTTGACTTCCTGATCGCTCATCCCGAGCAGGCCATCGCCGGAATCTTGAAGGCGGCTGGTGATGCTGCGCTTTTCCTTGCCGGTGACAAGGGCGAACAGTTCCTCGCGGACCTTGCCGACATCGGCGCCAGAGTTGATGTACTCATCGGCCTTTTCGACGCCAGCGCCGGACTGCTCGCACATATTGCGGATGGTGCGGGCCCGGTCGCGCTCCGCTTGAATAGCGGCTGCCTCCCGGTCCGCCGCTTCGTTGTTGGTGATCGTCATGGGGACAGGTGCAGGTTGCGTACCTGAGCTCAGGCTATGGACCTCCTGCACTTGCTCATCAGTCTCGCTTTCGCTAACAGCTGCGGGTGGATCTTCGCCCTGTTGATCGCCTGCAGCTTCAACCGGCACAGTGGCAACTTGCGCTTTCGGGCGGCTCGGCTCCACAAACTCCACCAGCGACGCCAGCGCTTGCGGCACCTTGGCAAACCGGCCGCGAGGGACAGCAGCGCTGCGGATCTCGCGAGCCGGGGCAGCCTCAGTAGCGAACCCGAACTCCACCGCCTCGGCGGCAGTCAGCCATGACTCGGCGGCCATCAGCGACGCCACGTCCTCATCGCTCATTCCAGACCTGGCGGAGTAGGCCTGGCGGTAGGCGGTGCTAATGCGGTCGATCAGGTCGGCCTGCTGGCGCAGATCACCGGATCCGCCGATCGCGAGGCCCCACGCCTCATGGATCATCAGGAATGACGACTCGGGCATCACGATCTCATCGCCTGCCATGGCAATCACCGATGCAGCCGATGCAGCTACGCCGTCGATCACCATCCGTTTCTTGCCGGGATACCTCGCCAGCATCGAATAGATGGCCAGGCCCTCGATCGCATCGCCGCCATAGCTGAACAGGTTGATCGTCAGGTCTTCGGTCCTGCCCACCAGTTCCCGCTGCAGCATCGATGCGTTGATCTCCCAGCCAACCTCGCCGATCAGGGCCAGTTCCAAGGCGGCCCCATCGGCTGCAGCCTTGATCATCACGCCAGACATACAACCCGAGCAGTTTCTAGCCTCAGGCTATGGACCTTCCGGGGCGGGCTCTTGCTGCGGCGCCAAGACCGGTTGCGACGCGGCAGGTTGTGGCAGCCCCAGCCGCCGGCGCAATGCAATCTCGTATGCGATCTGGGCCCAGGTGTGCTCCAGGTCGGTGCCGTAGAGCTCCGCCATCTGATCGGAGGTGCTCTGCAGGCCCATCTCTTGGGCATCCTTGTAGGCCTTCATTTCCTTGGCCGGGTCCACCCAGCTCCAAGTCCTGGCCTGCCACCGCGGCGCCGTGTAGAGATCCGGCTCGTTCCAGTAGTTGGCGAACAGTTCAACCGGCAACACGCCCGCCAACGTGGCAGCGTCAACCCATTCCTCGAACGCTCGCTGGTGGAACTGCTGAATAAAGATCGACTGCACAACCCTGTACCAGTCGCGGATCTCCAGCTTCTCTTCCCTCATCGAGCTGTAGTTAGCGTCGGAGTGATCACCGCTAATCGCTGAGTAGCTGGCAGTAAAGCCCGTCGAGAATCGGCGTAGCATGGTTTTCAGCACCGTCTCAAACTGATTGTCATCCGGGCCCAGCTGCGGTGGTACGGGGTGCTCATCGGGGAACAGCTCAATCCATTCACCAGGCGAAGAGTTTGACAACACCTCGCCAGTATCGGGAGACTTTTCATCAACAAGCGAAGAATTAGGCGGCCCATCTTCTGGCTGCTTTTTCTCAATAAATCCAAGAATGTTGTTAGCAATTCTCTTGCGCGTCCAGTGCGACTTCTCGTATTCGTTCAGGTTGTGGATCGTGGTCAGCACTGGCGCCAGGTGGGGGATCTCACGCAGCTGGCCGATTTCCTCCGGGATGAAAAGGTGAATCAGATCACGCGCATCGACGAAGATATGCTTTGGCTCCATGCTTCGCGGATCGCCCGGATCCATGTTCCCAGGATGCTTGCGTAGCACCGCATAGCGCGTCACCCTGCCGCCTCTGCGGTCGTTCGTCTCCACGCCCATCCGCCAGAAGTGCCCCGGACGGTCGGACCCTCCGCTGTAGTCCTCATCCAGCTGGTCAGTGCTCAGCAGCTCGAAGCACAGCTGCTCAGCGTTCGGGTTGCCTGTGGCCGATTCGCGGATGATCCGCACCATCGCTCCGCCATGGGAGCCGAAGGCACCGGCGATCATCAGCTCGTACTGGTGGAACGAGTAGCGCCCGGACAGGTCGAAGTTGTCAGGTTTGCAGAACTGCCGCCACTTCGCCTCCAGGATCTGGTTTCGTTCTTCGTCGCGCTCGATTGCGGCCTGCGCCAGGATCAGCCGATCCAGCGCCGCGTCAAGCTCTCCGCCGGTGCGGCCACGGGAGAGCAGCGCCGCAATTTGCTGGGCAGACTCTGCGCGAGCTCGCCCGGCAGCGGGGTTGCTCCGGCCGCCAAGGGGGATCTGCCCCCGCATCTGCACACCACGGGCGCCAACAATGTTGATCTGCAGGCTCCGAATCGCACGCCTGGCGTAGGGATTCAGCAACGCCTGATAGCGGCTCTTCGCCCGAATCTCCTTCAGCCCGCCGCGCAGCATTGCTTGCGGATCGAGGTAGACCGCTGGCATGTCGCCCAGCAGCCGCCCGCCTAGGTGCTGGGATAGCCCGTGCGCCCGCAGTCGTCTGGCGCGGGGGCCAGGGCCTGCTTCCCAGATTTTCCTCATCAGGCGCCGGGCGCGGCTGAACATGCTCATCGGAAGGCAACGCGGATTTTGCGGCTAGTGGCCGTGCCACTTGCCAGGGCCTGGGCTCGTTTCTGCTGGGCCACTTGCGCGGCCAGCCTGTCACGCCATTTGATCAACTCGGAGAGATCCGCCCTGCGCACCTTGCGGCCGCCATTGCCCAAGCTGCCGATCTGATACTCCTGAGAACCGGTAGAGAGGGCGCGAATTGCGGCTTCAACATCCGCCAGATCCTTCTCCTCCTGGCTGCGATCGTCAAACGTCCCTGGCGTACCAGTGAAAGCCAGGCCGCGCCGCACCGTCAGGCTGCCGCGCCGCACGGTCACAGGCGCACCGTCAACCGTTGCGACAACCTGCAATTCCCACGCGCCGGGCGTCATGGTGGTGGTGGCCTGTTGGCTGATCACCACTTCCCATCCATCATCAGCGGCGGTGCCGTTGATCTCCAGCCCAGCGCCTGCCGTGGTGCTCCGCAGCCAGACCTTGAGGGCAGTTGCCTCAGCCGGTGCGCTGGCCTCAAGCCACGTCACCCGGTCGCCTTGGTAGAGATCGGCTGGGTTCATTCCTCAATACTTCAGGCTGAAGTTGCGGCGTCGGGCGCGCGGCGCGGGCTGCTCCTTAGAGCCTACCGACGCCGCCAGTTGGGCCTCCAGCTGGTCCCACATCGTGGCGCGGTTGTAGCGGCGGCTCACCAGCTGCAGGGCGGCGTAGGCCATTCGGGTGCAGTCGCCGCCCTCGTCACGGCTGCCGGTTGGCTTGTCCCACTTGTACTCCCGCCTGCCGGCGCCTTTCTTGGGCATCTTCTTCCACGGAAACAGCTCGGCCAGAAACTGATCCGTAGACGCCTCGCCAAAGTGCAGATACCCAGGGCCAGGCTTTTCCTGCCGCAACCGGCCTTGCAGGTGCTGAATACTTGTTTCATACCCCACCGGATACATCAGCACGCCTTTTTTAATCATGCTCTGATTTTTTCGGTTGATGTTCACAGGCACACCCTTGCCGATCAGTGGCTTTCCTTTGCTTTCCGATCCTTTCATTGGAACCCATTTGCCGACTCTTGCGCGGCACCAGTCGCGCACCTCATGCGTTGCGTACCCGCCGTCATCAATGCCGCCCAGTGCAATCTGCAGCTCTGCGCCATCCTGCCGCTTCCACTTCGTTTCCAGAACGGCATCCAACTGATTCAGCGTCTCAAATTGCTGCGGGTCGCCGTCGATTTCAAAATGCCCCACGTGCCACCCTTCCTCGCCACGGCCCCATCCCCATATCGTCACGACCAGCCTTTCGGCTATCGCGCCGCCGCCGCCCTGCACGTCAACGCCAGCGGTCAGCACTAGCACGCCATTAGGCACGACTCCCACTGGGTATCC